TATTCGACTACGCAAAACATAATGGGCACCAAAACTATATTGATGTCGGCTTGCTTTTGAGAGAGCGAGTCTTTAGTGAGCGAGTGTTTGGTCTATTTAATGCCAATAATAAGTTGAAAAAAGCTGAATTGCCCCCTCCGCCTACTGACGATACAGGCCTTAATTACACTACATATATTAAGTTTTGTCCTGGAGCTGGCTCGCATAAAATGAATACAGATCCAACTTATGTCACCGATATAAGTGATCCAAATATTACAGACTGCCAAATTAATGATGGTGGCGAATCTTATAATCCAAATCTAGTTTATAGAGTAGAAGTTTACATTGTCAGAAAATCTTCATTTGGAGTTAGTTCAGATGTGAATTATCGATCCTGCATAACTAACATTGATGCTTTTGCATCTATATCTAAAGATGGTAAAGTGGATGGTGTTTTTATAACTAATGTGCCAGATAATTGTGTTTATGATTCTGCCTCTGGAGGTTATACTCCAATTTTAATTAAAAAAGATAATAACTCTAATTTAGCAAACCCTTTTGGGGATAATAATTTTTCAAATTATGCAGATATCGGAGTGTATCTCAACATTGATCCTAGTGAGCGAAGTCAGACTATGTCTGTCACTTTTAATTCAGGAAGGGTTAGCAGAGACATTTTAAAGTTGGATAATGAATCAGATTTTAGATTTGATGGGGGCAATGAAGGTCAAGATAACACTTGGACTAATTTTATTCAAAATAAAGCCACTGGATTTTCTTTCCCTGCATGCGGGGTAGCACCTCAATTAGTTAAAAATGTATTCGGAAAATATGTAGCATATAGAGATATACTGGTCAAGGGGTTCAGTTCGCCCAACATTTCAAAAACATTGGGATGGATGAGTGGTAATGAATATGCCAAGATACGCCTCGAGCTTGAAGTTATAAATCTTAATCAAGATGATAATAACAAATTGAACAGCAATCCTTTTGCATCCTCTCGCTGGGATGAGCATTTTGTGCCTTCTACTAATTTGTTTTGTACGGGTAGAATTAAATCTTTTGACCTCGAGAATCCTGGTGGAGGCTATGTAGATTCATTAGGTAACTCAGCTAATGCTCAGCAAGCTTCTCTTAATATTTATAACGATTCGTTTGGCGTTTCCAGCGTTACTGTTTCAACAATTAATCAGGGTAACTTAGGATATAGACCCAATAGTGCAATTACTTTGTATCTCGGTTTTAGTTATGAAAATAATGAAGACTTAATTCCAAATAGCCTTAATCCTATACTGCAACACAGTAAATATAATTTCAATAGTCTTTATACTGCGAAAATAGAGCTTAAAACAGACAGTTATGGTTCGATTTCTTCAAGGCTTGATGATATAAAAATTATCGATTCTGGTTATACCCATAATTTTATATCCGTTCCCGCTAACTATGGGGAAGCAAATTTTGAAGATGTAACTCTTAATCTAAAATCAACAATTCCTTCTGGCTTATCTATTGACCCAACTTTGCCTGAAGGCTTCTTGTCATTCAATGAAGATTTTGTAGCCTCAAACACTTGGACTGAACTTGAAAATACAAATTACGCATGGTATTCATTGCCAGAGTCAAGCTCTGATTGGAATGCAATTTACGGCAACCTTGATCCTGAGATTAGCTTTCCTAAAGAAGCACTAAAACTTTTAGTACGAAAGCAAGATGTAATCAATGGATCTATAGTTAAAATTTTCGAAACTCAAGCGGGAAAAGGTTTCTCTAAATTTCCTAGCAGTGATAATATCTTACCTAGTTCAGACAAATCAATTATTGTTTTTAATGTCCAAACCGATCATGAAGGCAGATTAAGTGATATATCAATCAATCAATCAATTGATGCATTAGGTTATGCTATTGAGGATAATAATGTAGAAATCAATATTTCCGCCCCTCCAATTACCGTTGCGCAGAAACCTGCTGCCCCTTCAGTAGAAATCGATAAGCATGGGTGGGCTAGATCTATATATCTAAACTCTACTCCTATAAGGGACAAAGATGGGCGTTTTAATTTTTCTAATTTTGAATATGACTTTATTGGAGGTTATCATCAAAATGCTGGCATTAATACTACACCAATACAAGGCTTCCTTCCCATACAAAGCTCGCCAGATAATCCAAACATTAATAAAAATAATATATCTCAGGGAATGAGATCTTTGCTAGAGAAAGAGTTCAGATTACCTGCTCAAACACATTTTGTGAATTATAAACTATATGGCCCTCGTAACAATGGAGAGAAAGATTATTTTTATACACATACGATTAAAAATCCTGAAATTTCTGTCATTGCATTGAATATTAAAGTAAACCAGCTTCATCACATATATGAGGGAGATGAATCTATTGTTTATTTAAATTTAAATCCCTTGATTGGAGCTCTTTTAGGTTTTTTGTTTATGAAAAAACTCGCAGAGACAGGTGTGAGGAGCATTTCTGCTGCAGATCCTGTAGTAATTCCATTACAAGGTCGAGTTTATGTTCCTCCTTGCTCACCAGGATATGGGGAAATATTGCCTGGCTCTACAGCAACGGGATTCAACAGAAACGCTCCTTCTCTAGCAGATGCTGCCGATGCCGCAAAGTCTGAATTTTTGCAGTCGGCAATAGTTGGTGCAGCATCTCTTGCTGGAGCTATCTTTGGGCATATGATAGGTGATAAGCTTAAATGTACTGATGGTGGCGGAAACTTTTTATGCATTAAGATGGGGGAAATAATTAAGAATAGCGGAGAAATATGGCCAGCTAAATTAATATTCGATGTGGAGTACGGAATTGAAGGCTTTGCAATGCTAAAAAGAAGCATAAAGATTCAAGGCTGTGCAACAAGCCCCTATATTAAAGATATAATTTTACCTATTTCGTTTGATCAGCTTAAAAGCGACTACGAAGCTCAATACCCCAGGAGCTCTAATCCAGAATTATGGAGTGCTTTTGATCGTGAAAACGTCTTTAACTCCGTTGAAGATAAACGTAAAAGAAATCGCCTTATACAATTTTACAGAACAACAAGAGAAATGGATCCTGTAAATAATGGTATTGCAGATGCTCGAAATAAACTTGATGTAGAACTAGCTTCAGTAACAGAGCATGTTGCTGGATTTTTCTCTTACCCAAATACTGCTATGTTTGCCTCCAGGATTAATGGAAAAGATATGCCTCAAGCTCCGCGTCGTGAATTTTTAATAAAAGGTAAAATGGTTAAAATACCAAATGGGTATTCGCCATCAAATGGAAGTTATGGTCCAGATAGCTCTAGAGCTAATTCGTTTTTTAATGAAGAAATAGCTTGGACAAGTAATCCTGCATGGATTATTTATGATTTACTGACTAATCCAATTTACGGATTAGGCAAGTATGGAATCACTGATGAGCAAATTGATAAATGGTCATTTTTTGAGTTTGCTCGTCGAGCAGATGAAGCGGTGGATGTATTTATTGACGGCATTGAAACCAAGGAAAGAAGATATATGTGCAATCTATATGTCGATACAGAAAGAGAAGCTTTTAGTTATATTAAAGATTTAATGAATATATATAGCTCAAAAATTAATTTTAGTGGAGGAAAAATATATATTAGTACTGATAAACCATCTGATCCAGTTATGCTTTTTACTAATTCAAATGTGAGTTCAGATGGCTTCATTTACTCCACTATACCACAAACCAATAGAGTTACTGCTGCTACAGTAGACTACTTAGATGAGAGAGATAACTATATGCAAAAAACAGAGTATGTAGAAGATGAGGCTGGCATCCGAGAGCATGGGTACCGACATGCAAAAATTGCAGGTATTGGAATTACTCGAAAAGGTGAAGCTAATCGATTGGCTACGAGTAAAATAATGAGTAATAAAATCGAGACGGAAGTCATCTCTTTTACAGTTGGTCTACATGGAGGCTACCTGAGAATTGGAGATGTAATTGAGGTCATGGATAACAATAAAGTATCTCAGCATTCAGGAGGTAGAATCGCATCAAGGATTAATGATTTTACTATTGAAATAGATATTCCTACTGACGCTATTACTGGAGCCACAAAAATTTATATTCAAAATTATGCTGAATCAACAGAATCTACTGACTCCAACGATGGCAATCGACCAAGTCAATTCTCAGAATACGATATTAGTTCAATGAACGCCTTCGAAGTAACAGTAGCTGAATCTCTACATGAATCGGTGAAGAATTCCTACGTATGGATGGTTAAGGATTATGATGATGCAAATAATGACCCGATCAAAAGCTCTCAGTATAGAATCAAGGAAATTATCGAAACCGAAAACTCTCAATACAAAGTTACAGCATTATTGTATGATGCGAAAAAATATAATTACATCGACGGCGTCACCTATGCATCGGAAGATGACGAGTATGAGGGTCATGATGTGGACACTTCCCATATAGAAGGTGGAGAATCATGAGTTTACCTAATACAGGACAAGTCGCTTTAAGTTGGCCTGAAGCTTTAGATGTTGATGGCTATAGTTTAAATTTATATAAAAATAACGGTTTTTTTCATCATGCTGTAACAACTGGTTTGTCTTATACAGTATCAGGCTTAAAAGAAGGAGATACTGTATTCGCTCAAGTTTATGTGGTCGATGATGATGTTACTTCCAACATACTCTATCACCAAACTAATTCTGAACATGTTGATATTTATAATTTTAATTTAGGCGGCAATACAATCACCTTTGACTCTTTAGTGTTTAATGGTGAAAACTACCCAATTTACACAAACTTATCCTCTCTTGATTCTCACATTTTTTATGTTAATCAAGATAATCAAATTAAAGTAAATGTAAAATCTCCCAGAGATAATAGTATTATTGACATTCTTAATCCTGAACCTTTTTTTTCTGGTATTAGTTTTGAATTTTATTCTGATAGCGGTATAGTATCATCTGGCAACTTAACTAATTTTGAAACTAGTTTTCTTAATAGTAATGGAGATCAACTTATTACAGGTAAATTTATTGCCAACGATATCTACAGCGGCTCCACTACAGGTTATATAAAATTATATAGCCCCCCAACTAACGCAACAAGCATAGAGGTCTACCATTCCGTTAACCCTCAAGATAGTAGCGAGATTAATGCGGAGGTCTCTTATAACTATAGGCCTGATTCAATAGATTATTTTTTATACAGCGGATTGAATGACTCTCAATATTTTTATAGTGGACATTCAGATTCGATAGATAACTTTCGATTCAACTTAAACTCAGGCGAATCAGCTTACCTTGGAGTTAGATCTATTCGTTGGGGAATAAATCAAACTGAATATAGGTTACCTTCAATCGTTTCTTCGAATGTTATATCAAGAGAAGAAGTTGCTCTTGCTAATGAAATCGGAACGATACAGCTCAATAAAACAGAGTTGGGAACTTTTTCTATTCAAGCTCCATATGTAAAATATAATGGTTCTGATTCTTATCTAACTCTATCTATTGATTCTAATTCTGGCTCTTCGTATGACTCAAATTCTTACTTTACGGGCATTTTCTCAGGTAGCGTGGATTATGAATTCGATTATTTAAATTTAAGAACTGGAACACATGAAGATTTTTATGTTAATGTCAAGCTGTACCAAAGTGGCACTAACAATTTAGAAGATAGTCAAACAGACTTTATCAATGTGCCAAGTAATTTCATAGATGATGTTGTTTTTTTATACAATTACTCCGAGGGATTTTCGAACTTTAACATTAATTCGATTCCAATGTATGATCACACTGGCATTAATATACTTTATTCTGGCAATGGCTATACGGGTTATGACCTATATTCGGGTGAAGCTGTCATTTATTCTGGTCAATATCCAGAGTTTAATATTAAAATGGTATCCGCTAGTGATAATTCAACTTTATTGCAAAAATCTTTTTCGGGCTCAGGGGTAACTCCTCAAGTATTTCTTCAAGAAGTGCCTTTTGGGACAATTGATTCAACGGTCAATTTTACCGTTAGTAATTTTACTTTAAAAAATAACATTAACAATATTAAAATTTACAGAAAGCCCACTATCATTAAAACTAGCGGAACTTTAAACTCTTATCTTTCGGGTGTAATGTCTTTTGATGATTATACTGGCTACGATTATGTCAATGAAGAGCTAGGTCTTTTCACCGATTACTCACCAGAAGGAATCAAGAGAAATCAAGAGTTTCTTGTAACAGGTAATGGGTATACAGGGATATATGAAAGCGGTAGACATTTTTTATATAAAGTTATCCCAGAAAACGGTTTCGGGACTGGTATTGGCACGGAAGCGGCCTTTTCATTTCCTTCCAATAATATAACTATTTCCAATGAAATCAAGCAAGTTCAATCTGAAGTTGACATTGTTCAAACCGCAAGTAATGTCTCGAATATTGAGTCTAATGTTACGACCCTTGAATCAAATATAAATACCCTCGATACTCTAGTAAGTGGCTTACTTGAGGATTCTGTATTTATTACTGGAAGTCAAAACATCTCTGGAGTTAAATATTTTGATGACTCTATTTATATTACTGGCTCTGGAAATCATATTCACTGCAATGAACCTACTACGGGAACGCATGCGGTTAATAAAAATCATTTAGATACATTAATATCTGGATTACAATCTAGCATCAATAGCTTACAATCAGACGTTACTCTACTTATGAATGAAGTTTTTCCTAGCCCAACTCCATCTTTTACTCCTACCCCAACTCCAACTCCAACACCTATTTAATTATGAACTCAAACAGCTTCAATGTAGAGAATTTAAAACCTGATACAGATCAAGAAAGGCGGTTTTTAAGAAAGCTTTTCAAATCCTTTTCACACACAAAAGAAGAAACTAAAGTTCAGTCAAATCAATTGTGTAATAAAATATTAAATGGGTTAAGTAAAGAATGCGAAAATAAAGGTATAAAATTACCTAAATCTGACATCGAAAAATCCTACAAACATTTAATTAGCTTCGAGAAGGAAAACGGTGTCAGGCTACCCGTAGTTAGTTTATTTGAGCAGATGCTATCTGACCCAGACTCTCAGAATGAAATACGTTATTTTAAAGATTTTTACTTTAGTGCAAAACAAAAATACATAGAATTAGAAGAATCTGAAGATATAAACAATTTTTAGGCACATATCAGCCAAGCATAAGTGTATACTTATGTATGGATATATTGCTAACCGCAGATTTTCGTAAAGGCTTATTTACTAATGGCCTTCAACAGAATATTGTTTTTTTAAGCAAACTTCTTCAAGAGCTGGGTCACAACCCCATGATAGTTGTAAATCACTCAATAGATGAGTGTATCGATCCCCCTACTGGCATTTTGATTATGAATATAGATGAAGTTTATGATTATAATTATGATTATATTCTTCAGACATCATTTACAATAGAAGCCGATATAATGTCTCGACTAAAGGAAAAGAGTCCTAGATGCAAAAATATACATATATATTATGGTAATGGAATGCTTTCTGCAATAGAATTAAGCCTTGAACTTTCCGACAGAAGGATGATCCCAATTAACCCTGCGTTAGTTGATGAAGTTTGGATTTCTCCTCATTATGAATTTTCAAAATCTTTTTACCAAACATACTATAAAACGAGCAGAGTCTTAACTATTCCTTATATATGGGATTCATTTTATGTGGATATCCATGAAGAGATATGGAACAAAGAGGGTAAAAGCTGTAAGTATGACCCAGGCGCGCCTAAAAATATAGCCATCGCAGAGCCAAATTTAAATTTCACAAAAAATGCTGTCCCCCCGATATTCCTAATAGAAGAATTGTACTCTCGCAATCCTGATCTTATTGAATCAGTTAATGTATATTGCTCGTCTAGATTGAAAGAAAAACACTATTTCCAGCAATTATTGAATTGTACTAAACTCCACAAAGATGGAAAAATCAATTTATTAAATCGCCATAAAATGAGTAAGATTCTATCTAGCGACTGTAGTGTTTTACTTTCACATAACTTCATGAACGGTTTAAATTACACATATCTTGAGGCGTTACATTTTAATGTTCCATTAATTCATGACTCAACATATATCCAGGAAGCGGGCTACTATTATCCTCTTTTTGACTTTCAAAGTGGAGCGAGAGCTTTGGAAAAAGCATTGACTTTGCATGATGAAAATTTAGAAACTTACGAACAAAAAGCTAAAAATATATTACGCAAATACTCCCCACACAACCCTTTAGTAATCGAAGAGTACAAGAAGTTATTTATATGAAAATAGGTATAACTTTAGACATGTCTATTTCTTTTTGGGCAAATGGAATGCAACAACATATAGTTTTTCTTTATGATTTATTTAAGAGAATGGGTCACGAATGTTACTATATAACACGACAGCCTCCGAAGAATAAAATACACCTTAAACATAAAGCTATGGTTTTTGATGGTTTAATTAGAGATAAGAATGAAAAATTAGATTTGCTTATTATTGCTGGTTACGATATTGATTATAATGCTTACAGAATATTAAAAGAAAGAAATCCAAATCTTAAAATTATAATTGCCTATTTTTCAAATAAGTTTTATGTAGATAATTTCAATATTATGATGAAAAATCAATACAAAAATATTGATCTAAAGCTGAACCCAAAATCTACAAGTCAGTACATTGATCAAGTATGGGTCCTGCCTCATCATAAGTCGGGAATTGAATATATTAAAACATACCACGACATAGATAATGTGGTAATTACCCCTATGATCTGGGAGCCTTCTTTTATTCAGGATAAAATTGTGGAACTTAAAAAAAATAACTTGAGCCCGTTCTTTCGTTCAGATCGAGTAAATAAAGTGTGTGTGTTTGAGCCAAATATCCACCCAATGAAAACATGCCTTATTCCATTAATGATCTGTGAACGGCTTGAATCGATGAAACCTAAATCCTTAAACTCGGTCAATGTTTTTTGCGCTGAAAAGATAAGGTCTCAGGAATATTTTGAAGTTTTTGCTAACAGACTTAATATTGTCCAGAAAGATAACTTTTGCTACTTCAACAATCGCTGGTCGTCATTAAATACTTTGAGTAAATTTGGAAGTACGGTAGTTAGTCATCAAATTGACTGGGAGTTTAATTATGCTAATTTTGAGCAATTATATATAGGTTTACCTTTAATACATAACTGTCCGAGCCTCTGCGATGTTGGATATTATTATGAGGGGCATAATATTAAAATGGGTGCCAATCAATTATATAATGCTATCTTAAATCATGATGCAACTAAAGAGCAATATATTGAGCAGGCTCGAGAAAAATTAAAAGAATTTAGCCCTTTTGAGGGAAAAAATATTTTTGAATTTACCAAATTATTAAATGAAATTAAATAAAATTGATAAAAGTTTTTTTATAAACCTAGACCGAAGAGTTGATCGATTAGATCACATTAACAAAAACCTGCCATTTGACGCAGTTAGATTTAGTGCGGTAGATGCTAACAATCTAGACCTTAATGAACAAGTCGAGAATTTGTTCCATCGATGTCTGGATAAATTAACGAAAGCTGAAATAGCCTGTTCTCTCAGTCATTATATGCTATGGAAGCAATTAACTGAAGATGATTCAAGTGAAAATTATTTAATATTAGAGGATGATGTTGTGTTTAAAGATGGGTTTACTCAATTCTGGAATCACGTTTATAGCAATTATTTACCAGAAGATTACAACTTAATTTACTTAGGCGGATGCCAGCCTTGGAATAAGCCTCATTACGGGAAAATATTAAAGAGTCATAATGAATATTTCTGTACCGTAAGGAGGAATAACTTTTTCACTAAAGATGATCACTATTTTCATATGAATGCTCAATCTTATATTATTAGTAAGCGAGCTGCCCAACTTATGTGTGATCATTTAGAAAGATTTGGGTTTGATTTAAAGAAAGGTCAAGGTCAAGATATTTTTATGGTAAAGTTTTTTGATAATAACCCCAAGTCAATTCTTCACCTCAATCCCCTTATGTCTTACCAGATTCATGAAGAAAATGATAATATAGAAAAAGACAAAAATTCAGATATAAGATCTGCAGAGGAGAAGTTTGGCGAGGAAAAAATTAAAGAAAAGATTGATAAAATATCAGTTATTATTCCAACTGTTTGGATGGCGAATGACTTTCTTGTACAATCATTACTGGAATTAGATAAAAATGATAGTGTTCTTGAGGTTATTGTTATTAATAATAAAACTTCTAATACGCCTAGATGGATCAATTCTTTTCAAAAAGTCAGAGTGATTAAGCAAGAGCCTGGCCTTTATTTTAATGCGAGTGTAAATTTGGCAGTTCCTTTATGCAGGAGTAATATATGTTGTATTTTCAATGATGACATTACAGTCGATCAAGATATATTTAAATTTGTAATTGATAATTATAATAAAGAATCTGGCTGCATGTTTATATCTCCAGACAGCATTAACTCCAAAACTTTAACAGCTCCAGAATTAAAAGAGCACCCCACCTGGCCTCCACATGGATCTGGGATGCTAATGTTTTTTAATCAATCTCATTTTACAAAAATCCCAAAACAATTAGTGCATCATTTTGGCGATAATTTTATATTTTCATCTTTTTTTGCTCTAGGGTTTAGAAATTATTTAATAAAAGGCTTCGCGGTAAATGGTTTAACTTCGGCAAGTCAAACATCTTCCGTATTCCCGACCATTAGAGAAGATTGGCGTGTTCATAAGGAAGTTTTTGAGAATATGACATATTATACCAAAGGCTCTAATTATGAATTTCCAAAAATTAAAACAATATCGAACAAGGAAATCCCTAAAAAAATTCATTTATCATGGAGGAATAAAAATGTACTAGACTCAGATTATGAGTTAATTAAAAAAGGGGCAAAAAACTTACAGATACTAAACCCAGATTGGGATATCGAAGTTTACGATGACGAAGATATTAATAAGTGCTTAAGAGATTCATTGAATAGTGATGATTGGGAGTTAATTAAAAACAAAAAAATCACAGAAAAGACGGACCTTTGGAGATTGCTCAAAACCTATAAGGAAGGCGGATTGTATATTGATATTGACAGGTATATAGATACGCCTATCTCTGAAATAATTAACCCCGAAACAACATGTGTTTTGCCGACATATCAAGATGTAGATTTCTCTCAAGATTTCATTTTAACTTGTCCCGCAAATCCAATTATAGAAAAAGCTATAGCTAATAATATAAAATATAGAAAAGAAGGTAAACCTTTATTTTTTACTGGTGTCTACTCTTATATGCGCTCAGTTTGTGAAATGTTGCAACCAATAAGCTTTCAGGGTTTAGAGAAATTAGATTGGGAAAAAGCAGAGCAGAACAGCATTCCAGATAGAGGAGATAATCCTGAATATTTTAACGATATCAGAGAAAAAATTAATGCCTGCAAGCATATGAAGACGTACAGAGAATCTGGCCCAGAGAATCATATATTATACAGAAATATTAATAAAGATTTTAATATTAGAATTTTTGAAAAGGATAAGGCTGATTTTTACAATGGCGAGAAAGTAATTCACTGGAATACTGATACACAAAAACAGCATGAAGCATTGCAGGTCAAGTCATCAAATGAGCCAGTCTCATTAAATAGCAAAAAAGAATCTTTTATGAAACTCGCAAGCATGTGGCCAAATTTTTTAGACAAACCAAAGGGCTACACTAAAAAAACCTTGCCTGTTGTTGATTGGCTTACTTATTGTGACAAAAATATTTCGCATCCTCAGCCAGATAAAGGCCTGTTTAGCTGTTATAATGGAGGTAAGGAAATAGCAATCGTAATGATGTATACTCCAAACATATATGATTTTGCTGTATATTCCGAAAAAAGCATTAGGCAGTATGCAGAACATCAAGGTTATACACTGTATGTATATAGAGACAATTTAAATAAATCGCAACACCCAAATTGGTCTAAGCCTCAGGCATTATTGAATCATATAGGCGGTCATAGCCATGTTATCTGGATGGATTCAGACACTTTAATTTTTAATCCAGAAAAAAAATTTAGTGATATTATTGATAAATATTCTAATAAATATATTATTGCATGCAAAGACATTGGGGGTGAGAACGGATCTTTATTCAATAGTGGAGTGTTAATTTTTAAAAACCACCAATATATTAAAAATTTAATTACTCGATGGCGAGACTTTAACTGCGATAAAAGTTCTTTATATTCAAGCGGCGGAGATCAGGAAGTTTTATGCAATATAGTTAAGCGTAGCGATTCTACTGGTTTTAATCGTAAAATTTTACCATCTAGTGCATTCAATACTGATCCGCGACTAGTGAATAATGATACATTTATTTTACACTTCATGGCTTATCCTGCAACCCTTAAAAAGATCTTTATGTCTTACTGGCATTCAGAATAATTAAAAAAAAATTTCCCAAAATTAATTTTTGATTGTAACATAAAGTATGGCAAAGATATTCTCTACGGAGAGATTATCTCTGAATGGCGATAATATTCGCATTCAGTCGACAGGCGCTAAGAAGTTTGATATTACAGACTCGAATAATAGCGTTCTGATTAGTCGCGACAGCATTGAAGCTGCTCATTCCAGCCTTAACGTTCAGGATGTTGACTTTGCTTCCAGCTTAACCGCTGTGGATGCTGAAGGTAACTCTAGCCTTAACGCTCAGGACATTGAGTTTGCTTCCAGCTTAACTGCTGTGGATGTTGAAGGTAACTCTAGCCTTAACGCTCAGGATATTGAGTTTGCTTCCAGCTTAACTGCTGTGGATGTTGAAGGTAACTCTAGCCTTAACGCTCAGGATATTGAGTTTGCTTCCAGCTTAACTGCTGTAGATGTTGAAGGTAACTCTAGCCTTAACGCTCAGGACATTGAGTATGCTTCCAGCTTAACTGCTGTGGATATTGATGATGCTTCTAGCCTTAACGCTCAGGATATTGATGACGCTTCTAGCCTTAACGCTCAGGATATTGATGACGCTTCTAGCCTTAACGCTCAGGATGTCACAAATACCTCTAGCTTAATGGCTGAAATTAACGAAACTAACAACAGCATTGATTCTAATGATGTTGTTGCTTTATCCGAGGCTCTTGGAGCAGGTATTGACTCTAAAACAGTTTCATTTGCAAGAGATTTTACTTCTGTACCAAGTGTTTCAGCTACACTGTTCAACGGTTCAGGAGATCCAATCATTGGTACAATGGTTAGCGAAATCACCACAGGCGAGTGTACTGTAGTATTCTCTGATGATCTTCCATCTGCGAATTACGAATTAAAAATCTTGGCTTCTATATAAGATTTTTATTAATCATTAACCTAGGTAGCCCTTTCGGGGGCTACCTTTTTTATGTGTATAAAACATTATGGACGATTGGACAGATCTTTTCAAGAAAAGACCAAAAGATGAACTTGGAGCATATACTCCCGAGAATGCTCAATTTAAAGAATCGAATGAGGTTTCGCGCGAAATAAATGAAGAAGCTCACAAAAAAGCTTTAGATAAAAAATTTAAAAAACTCAAGTATCAAATATCTTACTTGGATCTAGAGCTAGAGGATACTACTGCAAACTTTAAGCATGCACAAAAAACTTTCATACAGACAATGTTTGAGTATTGTTCTCGCAAGAAAATAAATTCTCCATTTGAAACTTTTGAATCTAAATCTCAAAAAGCCAAAGATAACCCCAAGCAAATTAAGGAGCTTTATAGAGAAATTGTTAAAATTACTCACCCAGACAAGAATCGCAATTTATCGGATGCAGAATCTGAATATATGGCCGAACTATACTATGAGGCTAGCGAAGGTAAAACTTCTGGAGACTTTCATAAAATCTTAAGTGTTGCAATGGATTTAAATATAGAAATCCAAAATATAAACCCAGAGATACTTAACACTATGAAATCCGAGATTAAAAAAATGAACAAGAAAATATCAAAAATGAAAAATGATATTATGTATAAATGGTTTTACTCAAATCCAAATCAACAGCAGAAGATATTTCAAAATATCACTAAAAACTGCAAGCCAATTAATCAATAATAAAAGCCGCGACTTCTAAGGCGTAGTTGTTTGAAGGTGTTTTTGAAGAGAACACAAATCTAACTCCACCTAGTGATACTGCACCTTCTATCCTGTAAGCTATAATTGGGTCATCTTCATCAGCACTTCTCAATGTTGCTAATACTGTGGGCGTTGTTTGCGGGCTAAATTCATTTGACCAATCAATAAATATTGAATCCTGACCTTGTGGTATAATTGTGGTTTTTGCATATCCCTTAATCTTACTTGCTGCAATATCAAGCTTAATCTGATCAATTTGACTCTGTAGGTTATCCAACTGAGCAACAGCTTCTTTGAGATCTTCAACTTCCTGTACAAGATCTTTACTTTCTTGTATTTGATAATTGGCATCTTCTACTCCACCATCAACACCTGCAACTTGTAGGGGTAGTGATCCATACATATTATATGAATGAACCATTTTTTCTAATAACGCCATTGCATCTCTTGAGGAGTCTTGAAAGATTTTTGCAGAGGCATTTTTAGATGTAGATGTAGCTATGGATCTTCTTATTGAAGTATCGCCCTCTCTTAGTTCTACCCAATCTGTCACTCCAGCTGTAGTAGTTGTAGTTGAGGAAGTTACTGTTGCATTGCGTAAAACATTTCTAGCTTGCTTTTGCATATAGTCTTTTAAATAAAGCTGAGTAAAGATGGCCTTTTCTTCATATTGAAGAGCTGGCTCTACTTCGTCTTTAGTTTTATTTAAATGAAAATCTGTATTCAATAAAGTGTTAAGTTGCCCCAGATTAACATCAAGGTAACCTGAGATCAGAAGAGCATTCCTCTCTCTTTCTAGAGATGAAGAATGATCTCCGAACTCAATGTCCCATATATGATATGCTAGCTCGCCGAGCTGATTCATTATTCGTTAATGATTCTTAGTATTTCTTCAGCTTTTTTTGATTTTGGATCAACAATAGGCTTAGATGATGTGCTTGCGCCGTACCTTCCATTAGTCCTATTTTCGTACTCTTTAATTAATTTGTTTTTTAGAGTTGTTTTTGTTCCAGAAGGAAATACTCCAGCTTGCACTGCAATTTCCTGAAGCTGCGAGAGGCCCATAGTGGAAACCGCATCCTCAAAGCTCTCTCCGCTAGCCAATTGAAATGGATCTCTCTTGCTAACCGACATTAATTCTTCTACTGTTTTTGCAACATCTTTACGATCATCTGCTTTTTTACCATCTGCATATTGCATTGGTTTCTTTGTAGAAGCTTTTTTAGTTGTTTTCTTTTTACTTGTTGCCATAATAAGTCTTATATTTTAAAGTTGTATACACATATAATATGTTTAATAAACAAAAAATCCACCGAAAAGGTGGATTTTTTGATAAAGAATATTGATTACAATATCTTACACTACGATACCGAAAAGAGCTCGGTTGTCAAGAATCATACGACCTTCTTCAACAGATCCATAGTATCCGATCTTGGACTGGCGAACACTGTATTGATCGTCAGCAACCAAGGAGAACTCGGAACCCGTTTCAGAATCGGTAGCAACTGCACGAAGCATAGACTCAACACGCTTGTCAAGACCAATAACGATTTCGTGATCAGCATCAGCAAATCCTACACCAGTCGAAACACGGTTAGCATCACTGTCAAGAGCTTCGAAAAGCTTATTGAAGCGTTGACCTTTACCCATTTCTTGAAGCTCCATGATATTAATACCATAGAACTCAGGAATACCACCGTTAGAATAAACAGCCTCACGCATACTATCAGTAGCTGCGATGTCTGTGTTATTTCCGCGAGTGTTAATTGGGTTGTAAGCCATTTCACGAAGACCTTGTACAACTTCAGGAGAAACGATAAGGTCAGTTACTCCACGACCACCAAGACCGCCTTCAGGTGTTCCACCTGTCCATGCAGTATTGATACGTTTACCAAGAGTAAGAAGCTTGTTGAAGTCGTCAAGGATTAGACGAGATTGTCCAACGTTAGCAGCGACATTGATGTGTGACTTACCTTTAGTTGAAGCTTCTGCGAGAGCACCAAGCATAAGAGTTGCAGAATTGCGCTCTTGCTTAAGTAGAACTTCTTGTGCTACACGAGTAAAAGATTTACTGATAACGTCCATGCGGGAGCGTTGAGCATAACGTTTATCGAAATCAACGGCACTATCAAGGCGATAGGTTGTGAATTTCATTTCACCACCGATAGGTGTTACAGTGTTTGTGGGAAGACCTCCAGGCACTGCTTGACTCCATACTGTGACATAGTCTTCGTCAGTAACGTCATAGTAAAGATCCATAGGAATGCTTGGGCTTTCATCCGCACTAAATTGAAAGTTTGAGAAAAGATTACTCAAGGTTGGAGCTTGATTAATAACCTTTGCGAGAACTGGTCCAATAAATTCTGCTAGAGCAACTTGAGCTTCGTATGCGACATCACGATTTTTGGATGCCATAGCTTTTACTAGCTCGACTTGTTCTTCTGTTCTTTTTAATGTAATTTTCATTTTTTAAATTTTACCTTTCTTTATTAAAAATTATGCACAGTCGATTTTGACAATGTAATATGCTCCTTTTTGAAATCCAGCTTTTCCGAAAACATTAGTTCCACCTTGAGAACCAGCTTCGTCATCACGATCTCCGACAGCAAGAATTTGACCAACAATTTGGTTGGTTGCACTACCACGATCAACAGGCTCAACCTGACCATCTGCAGCGGTTTGCAATACTTGTCCAACTGTACCAGCTCCTGTAAGAGCGTCAGCTGAAAGAGTAACTAAACCTTTAGATAGAACAGGTACTGCTTCACCAGGAAGAACTCCGAAAAGTTCGTCTTTCTTTACTGGATTGTAAAGCAAGTTCTCGCCGTTTTCGTCGCGAGTAACGGTTTGACGAAGCGTGATTCCAATGCAGCTTTCGGTTGCAGTTCCAGCAGTTGGGGAAACACTAAGAGCTGCTTGAGGGTAAGTGTTGCGTCCAACATGTGGATAGTCAGTTTTTCCAAGCAAACTTGCTGGATTCGATGTTACATCTACTGGATCCCAGTCACCCGTAAGATCTCCTGCGGATACGGTTACGAATACTCCAGCATCTCCTTGAGCTGTTGACCTTTTAGAAGAGTCAGACAGGTCGATAAAGTCACTAAGATTTCCAGCACTTTTGAATAAGTTTACGACATCATGTTCATCGTAATCTCTAAACGGTAATAGTCTAATAGCCATTTTTAATTATTCCTTTATTTTAGTAGTTAATTGTTAAATTGTCTTCAGAAAAAGCTTTCTGAAACTTATCCTTCAAAGATAACTCTTTTTCAGAAGATTCAGCATTGTTATTAGCGACAACTTCTTCTTCTGCTTCTACAGAATCAATAGCTTCTTCAACTACTTCTTCTTCAGTTTCTTTGCCAGACTTAAGTTCTTCAAGTCTTTTTTCTACAGCCTCAGCAAGCTTTGAATTAAATTCTTCTTGCTGTTGAGCGATAAATTCTTTGTTCTGATGCTTAAGTACGACTTGAAGTTTTTCTTGGAAAGCTGCAAAAGCTTCTTCAGATTCATCAAGGTTCTTAAGTTCACTAGCTACAACCTTACGACTTTCGTCATCAAGTTCATAGATGTCTTCTACCACAGACATTCTCGAATCAAAACGAGCGACTGCCTCTTGTTGTTTTTGGCTTTGCTCTAATTCAGAAACGCGCTCTTTTGCAGTTTCGAGTTCTTCACGAAGCTGCTTAACCTCTTCTGCATTTTCTTCTGCAGCCTTGGCCAGTTCAGCTTTTTCAGTCTCAAGCTTATCTTTCTCTTGCACAAAAGAATCATTGCGCTCAAGAATAGCGTCGTTAATAATTTTAGAAACGGTTGCCACAGCCTCTTCAGAAAACTTCTTATTAGAAGTCTGCTCTTCGAGGGCTGACACTAAGTTATTTAAAATTTCGTTATTGTCCATAATAGTACTTTTTTTGTTAATTACATTAGAATTGTTATTTTGTGAAATATTTTTTTTAGTTTTTTCGTGCTTTTCCTCAATTTCATGTTTTGCACTAACAGTCAAACCTTTCACCTCTGCTGCTGGATTAGATGTAAATCCAATACCCAGAGGTAGGATTTGCCCTTTAATTAAGCGGTGTATAGGAGATCCGTCTTTCATTTTGCCCTCTCCCCCGAAACTTTTTAAGTTACCTTTTAATTCATCAATTATTTTTTCATCCTCAATAATCTCTGCTTCGCTCAAATTGTCGCTTCCGACAGCTAATACAAAATCATTAAAGCCGATTTCCCAGCTAGCTGAAACTTGGTGATAAAATTCACTTTCAGGATCAACTGACTGCTCAACAAGATTCGCAAACTGAGGATTTACAGTTTTATATATTAATGAAGCAAGTGCAATGTTAAATGGCTGATCCATTTCGGCAGCTTCTTCAGCTGTTATAAGTTCATTGTCAAGAAAGCTAGCAAAAGATGCTGATACTATGTGTCCAACTACTTTTTGTTTTTGATGTTCTATATTGGTTGGCTTGTGCTTAAATTGATTTAAAATTTCTACAGCTGACTGAGAGTTAATGCCATCTCCATTTTTATTAAACTTATTAACGAGAGCTCCATTAAATGCTACAGCTAGCAAATCTAAATTTTTATCAAGATCAACATCATCAGGTATAATCTCTTTTAAAGAATCTAGTGAAGCCTTACTAATACCAATTTCAGGAGAATCAATTCCTCCAGAAGCTAAAATAGTATTAGAGAATTTTGTAGTATATTTAAATTTAGAACTCATAAATATGTTTATACACTAATTTTGTTGTTTTTGGCTATGATATAATATAGCAGAAGGATATTGTGTCAACTCATTCTTTGCACTAATATCTAAAATATCATTAATTGTTGAAAGTTCTGCGATCTTGTTTGTATTCTTAATGCAAGATAACATTGTGCGTTTCCATTGGCTTTTTTCTTTCGAACAAACTATTGATTCGCAAAGCTGCCCAATAAGTTGCTTTTGAGAATCGTCTATGCTTTTAAGTTTTTTATGTTTTTTAAAATTTTCCAAAGCATAAGATTCTAAATCTTGTATTTTATATATAACTTCCTGAACATTATCCCTGCCATATTCTTCAGCGGCTTGTAATGGTATTTGATTTGTTCCACTAGGTCTACCTGGACTCTGTTGTGTCTTATTTACAGTTTCGTCCGTTTTAGTGATTTGCTCTTGCTGTTGCTCTATCTGCTCCTCCTGAAGCTCTCTATCTTTCTCTGACTGTACGCTTTCAATCATTGGTATCCCACCAACCAGCGGATTATAATAACCTTTTTCTCTCTCCTCTACATAGCCTTCCTGAGATGCGCTTAAATCTTTTGGATTTGGGTACAGTCCAGTTTGCATGGATTTAATACCTTGCTCTGGAGTAAGTATTCCAATTTCTAGCAGTCTTGTGATAACTCTATGGAATTGAACTTCGTCTTTAATATCGATTTCTTCAAATTTTGCGGTTGGATAACTTTTTAACCCCATGTTTCTGCAAACTTCTTTAATTTGGGGTTGAAGAAAGTCATTTAAGAATGCATTCCTAGACTCTTTTAATCTCTCCAAGAAAATCTCTGCTTTGACTTGGGTGTTGGAAAACTTTTCGCTACCAACAATAATATTCTGCAATCCTTCTTTAATATCTTCGTTGACAATCTTATACTTCTCTGCACCTAAAACTTTATTTAAATCTGGTATAACAAACTGAGCTTTAGTAGTATAGTCTGCAATTAAAGCTCGACCTACGCTTTCGTTCTTAAATAGCTCCTGCATAGCCTTAAGATTGTTTGGATTCACTCCACCCTTATCAGGCTCAGCCCCCATTGTAATCAATAGAATAACATTTTCAACAGTTCGGCAAATAGCTTGATCAATCTTTTTTAGTTCTATTTTCCAGTTTAAGTCATCTAATACGGGAAATCCAAAGGGCACCGCAAATGGCTCATAGTCCTGTTTTTTGTAAAATGAGTAGATTAGTTTTTGTGAATCAAGCTCAACCTTAATACCCTCTCTATTAAAAGATCCCTCTTTAACTTTTTTCTTCATCTCAGGGGTCAGTGACTCAAACACTTTTTTATCTTCTTCAGTCTTAGGGTCTCTTAATTTCTCTAACTCATAATCTGATAATACTTTTTTATATATGCCATCCTGGAACGACGTAGCTTTCTCTATGACAATATCATAGGGATTAAGAAGCATATATTTAACTGGCAGCTGCCCAGACTTAAGGGTTTGTGATGCGTATACATAGTTTAATTTCAGCAAATCTTCCGAGCTAAATTTACCATCTACTCTATACAGAAATATATTTCCAGACCTATAATACTCGCGAAAATACTGATCTTTTATTTTCCATATATTAATTTTCTTAAGCCAGCCATCAATGAACTTTTTTGACTTTTCATTATCTCCCTCTAAATAGATTGGTGAATTTGAAAATTCAGCCATAATGTCTATTGCATTTCTGAAAATTGAAATATTAGCATAAGCTTTTTGACACAACTCAATTGCATCCCTGACATTCACTCCGTCAGCAGAATAATCATAAGGAAGTAATCCGTTTCTTATATTAGTATACTTGTCGGACTTTGGTTTTTTTGAGATTATGTTTCTCCTGCTTGTGGTAGTTCCATCATAACCAACTCTTCTATTTGTTGAAACAGTAGCTGAATTAGCTATCGCTTCTTGGGTATAAAAACTTTCGCCAGCTGTTTCAGGTAATGTATCGAGAAGGCTCGGCATCTCTTTTGATTGTGCACCCTGTACTGGCTTGAATTTATTCCAGTATTCCGATTTTTTATTGTATTTTCTTTTATTACTCACAAGCTATTATACACAAAGTTAAAGTAAAAGTCTATAAAAGTTAAAAGTTAACTTATAAACATTGGCTGAAATGTGCTTGCTACATTATCGGCCTTAATGTTCTGCATGTCATGTAATACTTTCACCATCCAGGTTCCAAGCACTAAAGCTGAATAGGAATCTTTCCTCGCCTTATCTGGACCAGTCTGCCTTCTTAACTCCGTAGGTAGACCAAAAGTTTGAGTTCCTTGCGGTGAGGTTGTAATTTGAATTAAAGCACATTGATTTTTAGTCATATTTATCATATCGTACTGATGCTCTATGAAGTCGATCATTTTTGCTGCGCCAGCTTGCTTTTGCTCATCATCAGAAAGTCTTAAAAATTTAAGCTTATCTATGGGTATTTTTTTAGCTCTCTGCTTGTGGTATGCGTCATCTACAGCTCTAGCTCCAAACCAAATTTTTTTATGATCAAAGTTGGCTTGCAGTAACTCGTTAGCTCTCCGTATCCAGTCTGATGTAGGCTTGCGCAATATTAAATACTTATAATTTTTCTTATCGTATTGAATTTTAGCTGCCCTTAACTCATCTTTATATGTATCCATTTTATCAAATTCTCCATCGATACTCTTAATTTTAATATTTTGAGATTTAAATAATTGCGATTCATTTACGGCATTAATAAATTGTACCCCTCCATTGTAATCTCCTACTATAGCTATAATATTAAAATTCTTAATTAAATAATGAAAGTAGAAGATGTGATCCCTCAAAGGAGTTCCAGACATGGCATAGGAATGAACTAAGGTTGAAGTGCCCCTGTCCTTATGGTACTTTAATATATGCATTGCAAAGTCATCACTACTTTCACTTTCAGACCAAGAAGGGTCAAAGGCCAGTATGTATTCATCCTCTGGATTGCCCTTAATTTCTACATGAGGCTCTTCCCCATCCCTAACAGTGCAAGCTGCCATCCTAGAAGTCTTAAAGTATCCAGAGCTGTCATCTGTAAATAAAGCTCCAAACTCCCGCTCAAACTGGGATTGACTCATTGTAGCTTTAGCTTGAGTAATGAGATTTTGATCGTATAATTGCTTTGGAGCGCAATCATAAGAAAACTGCATTATACATCTAGTAGCTTTATCTGTTTGATTTTCTATTAAATCTTCAAATTGACTATACAGCTTATACATATATTCAAATTTATAACTAGCAGAAGATAGCATTATTAATTTATTGTTTGGCCAAACATACCTTTCATCTTCTTTCATTTTGCCTTGATCTATTAATTTTGTTTCTAGATTGTACAAATCTTCTCTCTGAGTTGGATTTTCAACAACGGAAAGGAAGGGAACAATAACCTCATTGTAAATTCTTTCTGGCATCAATAAAAACTCATCAATAATAATTCGATGAAACCTAAAACCACGAAGTTTAGATCCGTCACCAAGAGGTAGAGCTCTGATTCTACTCCTGCCTATCTCCATTAGCCACTCGTCATTACTTTTTGATTTCTTAGTAATGCAATCGGCCAGCATTTTAGCTTCAGGCTTGCTGGCGATATCTTCTATTTTTTTGAAAATCTGCTTAGACTGCCTAAATGATGCAGCTAATATACCAATTTCAACACCCTGATTTAATATCGCATCAAGAAAAGCATATATGCCTGTCGTGAAAGATTTAGACATACCACGAGACCACACACCCATAAAATAGTCAGTCTCAAACATAGCCTTAATAGCCATGTGTTGAAAAGGAAACAAGTCCACTCCAGCAACCAAGTTGGTGGTAAATGTTATATTATCTTTTAAGAATTTATATAAATTTTCTTTAGCTTCATCTTCTTCAAGTAAGCCTTCTATATTAAAAATCTCCCTATTAATATCTTCCTTTTTTCTTCTGTTTTGATTACCTTGATTCCAAGCCATGTTAAATTTCTCCTCTATCTATATAGTATTGTAAGTCAACATTCCATAAACTTTTTCCTAATGTTAATATTTTAGGTATTATGGATTGTGAATTAGCTCTATTGCCAGTGAACACAAATTGACAATAACCCTTATATTCATGAGTTAATACTCTCATATTATGATATATAAATTTTAAATTTGATTTATGAGGTCCAAACATATTATTTTTATAAATTTTATTTAAATCACTCTCTACAACAATAAATAAATAAGACTCAAATTGTTTTACTCTATCTAGTTCACGCTTAAACCTTTCAAATCCTCCAGACAATG